TTACCACCAAGGCCACCAACTGCACTTGCAGCTGCGGCCAATCCAGCATCGACCAATTCCATACCAAGAGATTGTAGTGAATTGTTCTTCCAGTATGTGTATGCAAATGTTACCTGTATCTTATGATAACCATCTACGCTCCAATCTAAATCCATAGGATTAACAGAAACAGGATACGCATCATACAAATTAACTGAATAACTCAGTTGATTAGTTACATCATATTGATTAATTGTTATGACTGTTGCATAATCACCTTTGTAACGCATATTGTAGTTATACATTGGATTGATAAAGTTCATCCATGCATCAAAGAACACTTTTTGACTCATATCATCATCAACAATAAATGTCAAATCTATATCAGCATAAGTGTTTAGATATGGATACTTTTCTACAGGTCCATATGTTTTTTGTTCTAATGTTGCAAAAGTTCTACCAGGTAAATTGGCAGATTCGCAACGATAGTTTAAATTTCTTGATGATTCTATATAAGGAATTAAAGTGAGAGGTATGGGTATGTTTACCTCAAACTTATTAGGCCTTGCTAAATCTTTTCTAAAACTAGCCTTAAATTCGTTAATGTTACCAGCCATTTAATTTTCCTTAGATTTTTTCTAGTGATTCTTCCCACACCTTTGACGTGGAAGCACCAACAAAATTCTGGACAGGTAAGAAAATGGCAGTTTTCCACTCATCCGGTTGAACGGCAACCATCCGTGAACGGATGTGACCTGTCAAGTATCGTTTAATACATGGTTTAAACTCTTTTAGGCGCCTCGTGGCGTTGAGGATGTCATAAGATATACGAACACTCATAACCTCGCCTGCCGGACCTAGGATGGCGTAATCCATCAATTTATCCAAAAATGCCACTCTGTATCTTAGTGGTAAATAATGTAAGTTTAAACCTAAAAATCCATCACCATAAGTTTCAAGTGGTATTACTAAAGGAAAAGAATCATAATAAGGTAATTTACCAGCACCTTTAGCGTTATAGTGAAAGAAGAACAACCCACCTAAACGAAATCGATTATTCTCTTTGAAAACGGAACTGTTTGGGTCACCAATTTCAGAGATTTTTTTCATTATCCAAGATGCCGAGTCTCTTGACATCTTTTGCATTTCAGATGGACTCTGTTCTTGTGCGTATTTTGTTAATTTATCTGCCATTTCAGTATTTAGTTGAGTCCTAGGTGGTCTTCCGTTATTAACTTGAACTCCCAACCACGGTCTAAACAATATTCAGTTGCAGCCTTCCACTTGGCTTGATTGACACCCCAAGTTTTGACTTCTTCAATGAATTGTTTTGTTACTCTTTTTTTGACTTCTGGTTGTTGAGTTTGTTTTTTAGGTTTAACTTCAATCAACATCGTTTTTACTGTTCCATCTCTTGTTTTAACTTTTACAAGAAAATCTGGAAAGTAACGATGAAAACGACCATCTACGGGAGATTTATAGGGGATTATGAGTTCTTCAGAAGCCCAACACAAAATATCATCATTTAAGTCTAGCCAAGACATCATTTTACATTCCCATGAGGAACGATAAATGATGTTATTTGGGTCACCCATGTATTTTTTTGGGTTCTTTGGTGTGAAACGTCCTGAGTAAGCCATATAAATATGTATATTCAATCTATTAAGAGAGTTCCCATGGCAATTATTTCTATTCCAACCTCTGTCGGTGGCGTAACTATACCTGGTGCCGTTGTCAAAGGTCCTTTAGGGGCACTTTTTGGAAACAAATATAGTCAAAACAATTTGCAATATCCAAGAGATTTAACTTCTGCGACAAGAGGTCATTTCATCAAATTTTCAGTTAATGAGATACAACCAACAGGTTACGAAGAAGGTAAAGTTTACGAAATAAAAGACACTTTCAAATCTGTAACAAATTCAGTAAAAAGTTTGTTTGATGCAAAAGATGAATCTGCAACAACAATAAACCTTTCATTGAAACCACAGAAAAAAAGAATCGTTTCTACGATTTCTTTATATATGCCTGACACAGTTAACTTTACTCAGAACGCAGGTTATTCTAATTTGAGTATCAAAGATGTGGCAGAAGAAATTGCAGGTGCTACATCAAAAGTTGCCAGTGCGATACCAAAAATTGGCAAGTTTGCTTCTGGTGTTATTTCTGCCGGTGTTTCAATTGTCAATTCAAAAACAACCAAATTAGCTTTGGCAACACAAGGTCTTGCTATCAACCCACAACAACAATTGTTATTTGACGGCATTGATTTTAGAACATATCAATTAGCTTTTACTTTTACACCATACTCAGCTGAAGAAGCAAAAACTGTAACAGAAATTATTAAAATGTTTAGGTATCATGCTGCACCACAAATCGTAACAGGTGACGGTGGTATGTTCTTTGTTCCACCATCAACATTTAATATTGATTTCTTGTTAAATGGTCAAAGAAACAAAAACATTAGCCGAGTAGCTGAAAGTGTTATTGAAAGTATTGATGTAAACTATGCACCAAGTGGTTGGTCTGCACACTCTGATGGTGCACCAGTTCAAACAACTTTAACAATTAATTTCAAAGAAATCGAACTTATCGATAAGACCTTGATTCAACAAGGATTCTAAAGATGCAATATTTTGATACAATTCCAAAAATAATTCAAACTGATACTTCTGGCACATCTAGAATATTAACAAACCTAATGGCTCGTGTCAGTATTATACCCAAGTTGTTGAAAGACCCTTTGGTATTCTATGAGTATGATATTCAAGACGGTGATACACCAGAAATTATTGCATTTAAATACTATGGCGATTCATACCGTTATTGGGTAGTCTTGTTTGCTAATCAAATTACTGACCCACAATGGAACTGGCCACTAGATAACAATACATTGTATCAGTATGTTGTTAGCAAATATCCAGATAATAATGTTTATTCTGATATTCACCACTATCAAAAAACAATAACACAATTTGATTCCGCAACAAATACTACATCTGAAGAAGTTGTTATCATAGACCAAGATACATATAATACTTTGGTAGAATCTTCAGATACCTATGACATCGATGGAAACTTAACAAGTGTTACTGTTACAAAACAGGCAGTTACTTTGTATGACTATGAATTAAATGTAAACGAATCTAAAAGAACTATTAAAATATTAAATGCACAATATGTTGACCAACTAGAAGATGAATTTAAAAAATTGATGGCAAAGTGATATGGAAATAACTAATCAAAACTCTCCAGTTGTAAATCCTGGAGTTTATTACCCACAAGACTTCTCACTTAAAAAGGTTAACTTTTTGACTGCGAGTGGGCAAAGAATTGATTTAAAAAAGTTAATGATAGAGTTCTCTTATTTTGAGGACATTTATAGTTTTGTTACTTCAGGTTACATCACCGTAACTGATGCACAAGGTTTTATCGAGTTACTACAATTGACGGGTAACGAATACATTGAAATCAATTTTGGTAAAATCAAAAACGGTAAAAACAGCACCGACCAACTATTCAGAGCATATAAGATAGGTGGTAGAAAACCTAGTGGTAATATGAATAGTGAAGTCTATACGATTTATTTCTGTTCAGAAGAAATGATTGTTTCAGAACAGTCGAAGATTAGTAAATCGTTTAAAGGTGAAAAAATATCAAACATTGTAAAAAATGTTTTGACTGAAAAATTGTTGGTTCAAAATGATAGAATTGATACCATAGAAGAAACAATGGGTGTTTATGACTTCATCATTCCTAGAATGAAACCATTTGAAGCAATTAGTTGGGTTTCAACATATGCAAGACCTAATGGTTCAGGTGAGGTTGGTGCAGATATGTTATTCTTTGAAACAAAAAATGGTTACAATTTCAGGTCATTACAGTCTATGTTCAAAGATGATACATATGCCACTTATCGATATGAACAAAAAAATATAAATGATAAAATTCAAGACATACAAGAAAAAGCCACGGTTGTCTTGAATTATGAATTAACAAAACCTTTTGATGCATTGAGTGCTGCCTCTAGTGGTACTTTCGCTAATCGTTTGATTTCAATCGACCCACTAACAAGGTCTTTTAATGTAACAGATTTTAATTATGAACAGTATAGAGAACAGGCAAAATCTTTAAATGACAATGGTATTTTAAATAAACTAAAAAACAGATTAGGTGAAACACAGAATCAATCTTTTGAAGGTGTGTTAAAGGTTGCCACAAGTAATGCGAATCAACAAAATGTACCTTACATTAAAGAAAAGCAAGCTGGTTTCGCAAAAGATATTTTTATTGAAACTTATTTGCCAAATAGAACTGCACAAATATCTCTTATAAATTATACTACACTCAAGGCTGCAATTCCTGGTGACCCTGGTATTACGGCAGGTAGAACAATTAATTTTAATTTATTTACTTTAAAACCTAGTAATAATAAAAAAGAATTGGATAGATTTTATTCAGGTAAATATTTGGTAACAGCTGTTAGACATATTATACAATCACAAGGAATTTATCAAACAATTTTAGAGTTGGCTAAAGAAAGTTCGGATACAGAATATATGGCCATTAACAATGAAAGCTCGACTTGGAAAGAAGCAGTTAGCGAATAATGCAAAATTTTATAGGAAAAGACGGATTTAATTGGTGGTTAGGAGTAATCGAATCACGAAATGACCCTTTAAATTTAGGTCGTGTTCAAGTTCGTATCTTTGGCCATCATACTGATAATCTTCAGGAGTTACCGACTACTGATTTGCCTTGGGCGATGCCTTGTGTTTCACCTAATGTGGGTATGACCGATGGAACACCTATTGTAGGTGATTATGTGTTTGGTTTCTTTACAGATGGTATATCAGCACAAGCACCAGTAATCGTTGGTGTTTTTCCTGGTATTCCTAAATCAGGTCCCAATAAAGGCAGAGGTTTTTCAGAGGGTGATTATTACCCAATTGGTGAACCAACCACAAGCCGTTTGTATCGCAACGAGAAGATTGACCAGACAGTTATTGGTCAACACAACAGCAACTTAGACCAGAATGTTCCGACTGCTTCTGGTGGTTCCTGGAGTGAACCTGCATCTAAGTATGATGCAAAGCCTCCTTATAATCGTGTAACTCAAACGGAAGCTCATGTTTTTGAGTTAGATGATACACCAAATGTGGAAAGAATTCAGTTGGCACACAAAGCTGGCACATTCTTTGAGATTGCACCAGATGGCAGTAAGGTTACCAAAGTTGTAGGTAATAACTTTGAAATATTTGTTTCAGACAACAATGTTCATGTAAAAGGACAATGTAATATCACAGTAGATGGTAATGCATCATTATACATAAAAGGCGATTGCACACAAAAAGTTGATGGTAACATGAACACACAAGTTGGTGCAAATTTTAACGCAACAATCGGTGGAACTTGCAATATAACTTCAGGTGGTAATATGACGTTTGTTGCACCTAAGATAGATTTGAACCCATAATATGCCAGGAATTTGTAGAGTTCAACAAGATAGACACATAGGACACGCAAGACCAAGAAGTCCTTATCATCAGACACCTTATGTGACTGGTTCACCAAATGTGTCAGTAAATGGCACGGCAGCTGTTCGTGTTGGTGATAATACTGCTTGTTTAGATGTGGCCTTAGGTGGAAGTTCTACTGTTTTTGTAAATGGCATTCCTGTTCATCGTCAAAATGATGCAACGACTGGCCACGATGGTTTCGTACCAAACAAGGCAGCTGCTGGGTCACCTAATGTAAATGCGGGAGGTTAATATGGCAGAACTAGACCCATCAGGATATACATTTAATACACAACCAACAAAAAAAGAAACGGAAATATTTGAATATGTTGCATTTGACTACTTTGACAAAAATCCAGGTTATGTAATGAATAATTTTTCTAGTTACATAGGATTATATTATAATGATGCTGGAGAAAGAACTGGTCCATTATGACAATAACATATAGAAATCAAAAAGGTACCTATCTCACATACGATGAGATGGATGAGAACATTCGTGACCTCTATGAAGATACCACTTTAGATAGAGTGTTACTCAATGGTAATACTTCTATTAGAACAATGAATGTTCGAAACATTATATCAGATAGTGTTGTAGCAAATACATTAGTAATCAATACATTAATCTCAAATATATTCATTACAAATACTACAACGAATAATGTATTGACATCAAATACCGCTACAATTGGTAATGCTACAATCAGTAGATTATCAACCTCGAATACTTTTGTAACAAATACTTTAATAGTTGGCACAACAGAAAGTAACACGGCCAATATACAACCACGAGGTTCAATTAATGCAATTGGTCCTAATGGTCCTTTTGGTAGAACTTCTTTAGCGGTTTCTACTGCTGCTGGACAAGATGCCAATAATTCAAATTCTTCAATTTCATTCTATGCACCATTTTTTGGATATGCTGTTGACCGAGGTGTAAGAAAAACAGCAGATATTGTTTCAGGATTTGCAAACACTAATTTTTCTGGCAACCCGTTTAACCCTATTGGTACTTGGGGAAATGAGTATATTTCATTCAATGTTGGAAACAACGGTGTGCAAAATGATAACTCCAACACAACCATTGAACGTATGCGTATTGATGGTACAGGTAATGTTACTATTTCTGGTTCTTTGACAGATGCTTCATCAAATAGATTATTAAGCGAAAACGGTTATGTCGTATTACCTGGTGGATTAATAATGCAATGGTGTACCGGTGCAGCCGTTTCTTCTGAAACTGATACAACAACTACTTTCCCTATGGCTTTTCCAACAGCTTGTTTAAATGTTGTTGTTGGAACAAGAGCGCCAGATGCTGACCGTGATGGTATGTTTCAGGTCAGGTCTTTTACTAGATTTAATGTTACATCTAGATTTAATCAATTTAACTCGGCTGGCGGTACTGCATACCCAAGCGTTTTTGCGATTGGTTACTAAATTTCGAAATTTTTCGTTCCGGCCCAAGATTTCTCCGGCGCAAACTAAGGTACTAAAAAAGCGATTTTACTCCTAAAGCTATAATAAATAATAAGATGGCAAATTTAACTAAAATATATTCAGACATAGACTTTACGTTTACCAAAAAACCGGTGACGAATGATGTCGCACTTAGTTATGATACGCAAGCGGTTATCAGGTCAATTCGTAACCTTTTATTGACAAAACACTACGAAAGACCATTTAATCCAGATTTGGGTTCAAATATTGATGCAATCTTATTTGAAATGGTTTCTCCTTTGGCATCATCTGCCTTAGAGAAAGAAATACAGAATGTCATAGAAAACTATGAACCTCGAGCAACACTACAACAAATAGTGGTAAACGCACAACCAGACTATAACGCATATGATGTTACCATATCGTTTTATGTAGAGAATTCAACATTACCAACAACGGTGACACTTCTTTTAGAGAGAAATAGATAAAAATGGCA